GAACGCTCCGCACGATACTGGAGCCGCTGCAACAGCGCCTGACAGGTTGAAGCTTCCATTTTTTAGTCAACATAACAATCTCCCTCATTTTTGTGGGTTATTTTAAACCCGAAGTCATTAACCAATACACTTAACAAATAACTTGTACCAGAACTTAGACATCCTAATATAAGCATATTCGCTATATTATATTCAAATGTAAATAGTTCTGTATGTCCATTAATCCCAAACAAAAAAACACCAACCCAAAAGCCCATACACATCGGACAGTGAAAAAGCTTTCCTAAGCCATATAACCAGTTTTTACGGGGGCGGATTGAATTAAAAATAGAACCAAGAATCAAAATTTGAGTTAAGCCGTATGCAGCAAGAATAAAATATACTAAATCCATTTAAACCTCTTTATCTTAGTATCCGCCTCGACCAAACATACCATGTTGGGCCGGATATCCAGTAAATTGATTAATTGTTCCTCGATGGGCGCCGTGTGGGATTGTTCCAAGCTCTGTTGAATCTCTTTCTTCGGGGTCCAAAAGTTCTTTTTCAAAATCAATTTTGTATTTTTGGACTGCAAGATAATGTGGTTTTTCTTCCAAGAGAAAAGAGACCAAACTATATAAAGTCATTTGAATAGGATCAACTTTTTTCTCTTCTAGTGGCGCCATGATCTTTCCTTCCAAAGAACCATATATGTTTCCAGCGTGAACTGTGGAGGGCTCTACAACACCATTTCTTACCAAGTGTTCAAACATTCTAGACTGCGTTGCATATACGTGATCGCCATACTGTGATTTTGACAGTGCTAAAACTTTATTTTGTGTGGGGGACAAGACAATATCTATTTCTGGATGGTCGACTATTAATATATTGCCATCCATAGTTTTTCGCGCCTTTAAATTAATTTTAGCAGCAATTGGATTTTCAACCGTGACCTTAAATTTAGTTGAAGGTGGTGTTACTTGAGATTTTTCTTTAGGCTCTTCAACCTTTACAGTAAATTGTGCCATTAGTTTTCTACCTCTGTAGCCAACAACTGTACTTTAAGAACATTTTCTATCATCTCTTTATCAATGGGCTTTTGGCTACAGGTTTCTAAAATATTGTATACTTTTTTCATTTTTTCAAACATCGTTTTGTCATTTTTTAATTCTTCCAGATCATAGGCGCCTTGCACAGTCTTTTTTAGTCTATGAATCTCTTCGTTTAAATAAAGTTGAAAATCTACACCATTGTCCAAAAAAGATAAAATATATTTGTTAAGCAATTGTTTTTGGCTTTCTATCAGTACCTTTTTATAATGATTGTTATAACGGTTGATGAATTTATTAACAACTAAATTATTAATTTTATCATTTTTAATTTTTTGGGTATGGCCAGATGAGACAACAGACAAAACTCTTTCTTCTAAGACAACGCGATGTTTCACACCGACGTCTTCTCCAAACATTTGAGATAAGTTAGCAATGTCTTTGTAGTTTGGAACAAAATTAGAAAAAACGTTTCTAGAAATCTCTTTGTTTATCTTTTTGATAAGCGTGCTTTGCTCAGAAAAAACTTTTTTCTCATCCAGCTTTTTATATTCTTTTTTCGTTTCTTGAATTAGTTTTTCGCCTATTCTAATTGAAACACCTCTGGTTTCTAGCAAAGTCTTAAATAAAAGCAATTCTTTTCCTAGTTCTTTTTTCGGACTAAAAGATTCTTTTAAGGTGTTGATTATTTTGTTTCTCATAACAACATCTTTTTTTAATGTTTGCTTAACAATTTCGCGGATTAGTGCCTCGTACAGAAAAGCTGTATTTCTTTTTTTATTATGTTTGGGCATTGTCTTTTTGCTCCAATTCATTAATTAAGTCTTTAACTGTCTGGTTAGTTTCAAACAGTTTTTTTTCTTCGACAGCATAATTAGTTTCTTTTGACTCATAAATGCCTTTTCCCAAACCAAGCAATTCGTCTGCACCGTCAGGCAAGTTCATTCTAAGTTGTCTCTTGGGCATTGTAGCAAACTCATGAGCATCTTGCGCCCTCATGTTCTTTTTTCTTGGGCCCTGGCCTTTACGTTTGTCAGAGGCCACAGGCTCATACCATCCTTTTGACTTTTCAGTTTTAGTTTTTTCAACACCATCGAAAGCGTTTGTTTTAACTTTTGCTCTTACCCATGCATGATCATCATCTCTTTTGCCGGGTGCGGCCAATAAAGATGTTTCGCCCGCCTCTTCGGTTGTCGGCGGCGCTTCAGCTTCTCCGCCCATGTCACCCATATCTTCTCCACCCATGTCACCCATGTCACCCATATCTTCTCCACCCATGTCACCCATATCTTCTCCACCCAAAGCTGCCATTCCGCCCATTGCTCCTTGGCCTGCCATTGCTTCTTGGCCCAGCGCTTCGATTGATTGAGAGAAATATTTATCATAATAAAGCTCTCTCTGGTTGCGTAAGAAGTCTTCTTCTGAAAGATCAAAAAGGTTTCTTGCAACCCATCGTTTGCTGAAGAATCCTTCAGTTGCTTGCGCCGCGACACTAAATTTAGTGTTCCAGTGTTCCAGTTCCTGAAGTTCGGAAATTTTAGAAGGATTGTTTAATTTAATTTTAAATGATAACAAATCATCACCGCGATAACCTAAAGTATAAAGGTGAATAATTCCAATCTTTTCTAATTCTGTCGTGACCGATCTCTGAAGGCGCATAATTGTTCTAGCAAATCGAATATCCTTCTGCGCTAGCGTGGCTTTGTCCTCGTCTGCGCCGTCGCCGCGGGAAAGATAAGATGCAGGTACTTTAAGAGCGGAAAAAAGTTTGTCTCTTAAATACTTAACGTCCTCAATGTCTCCAGTATATGTGCCGCCTGGTAAATTTACAATTTCAGTTCCAACGCCGCCGCGTACTGGAATAAAATAATCTTCTTCAACGCTTAAAGGATTATAACGCAAATCGACGCGACCAGTATCAGCATCAACAATTTGATTTCGCTTCATTGAAGTTATAACACGTTGCATATATTGTTCAACGTCTTGAGGCGGGATATTTCCAACGTCAATTTTGAAGACGCGTCGGTCGGGTGCTCTCACAATACGATAAGCCATCATTGCATCTTCTAGCAGAATAAGCTGTCTCCAAATTCTTCTTGCAGAGTCCAGAACTGATGTACCATATGGTGCAAATTTGTCATTGCCTAAGACCCTGAAGTGGCCCATTTGCCAATTCTCGAAAGTCACGCCGCCGGAATTCCACTGATATTGTACATAGTTGGGGTTGGTTTTGTCTTCACCCTCCAATCTTTCTACTTGATCTGTTGGTAAGCCTATAACTTGTTTAACTCCAATGTCTGCATCGATATCTAAATAGAGATAAAAATCTCCATACTTACACATTGTTCGACACCAACCAAACAAATTAAATTCTATGTTCAAAACGTTGAAATATAAAGCATCTACAATGCCTTTAATCTCTTCATCAGGACAATCGATATCAATTATTCTTTTTATACTGGTATGAGTTGTCATTTCGTCTGCGTATATGTCTAGTGAGGAAGCAATTTCAGGTGTATACTCCATCTGATCAAAGTCCGCATATCTCTGAAGGCGTGATTGAGTGCCCATCATAAAAGCAGAGAAGTTATCAAAAGGATTATATCCTACTCTTTGAAATTTCTGACCAGCAACATCTTTAAATGTTTTGGCATACTTGTCTAATCTTCGCCTTCTTAGTTTTCTTGTGTTCTGAGACTGATAGTTGACCAGTGGGCCCGAAAATAGCTTAGTTAATCTTCTATATAAATTTGAATCTGGATTTTTGGGATTTTTAGTATTTTTTACATTTTTGGGATCCATTTATTTCATCCTTTTAAGAGCCAAAGAAATTCTTTCATTTTGTTTTTCTCGTCGATGGCCTTTTCAAACAGTTCAGTTTGTTTTGGCTTAAGCATTCCTGGTATATTAGTGTCTAGTTGAGTCTTGTTTGATATTATACAATTTAAAAATGCTTTTTTATACTCCAAGTCTCTTTTATTTTCAATAAGCACCGTATCTCTTACCCAACAGCCGATTGCACAAGCCATAATTAAATCATCATTATAGCCTCTTTGTGCCTCGGGTCTGCCATTCCTCCAAATAAAAGTGTCTAACTCATTAATTAGCCGTTTAGAATAAATAGTCAACATTTTATTTCTTATATATTCCTCGAACTTAGCAACGATTAAGGGCCTAGTTTTTAAAGAGGTTGTAAAACCTGGGATTGCTGATGAGTGGGTTTCTGCTTGATACTGATCAATATATTCATGAGATGATTTAATAGAATGATACACGTTTGAATATTGTTTTTCACCTAGCTTTTCCAAAACAGCAAAACCAACATTATTGTTTTCCACAACAACCATTGCGTTTCCATATTCTCGACCGGCATTATAAATTATATCGGAGAACAGGTCTGGTGTGACCTTACCTTGATATTCTGCAATGATTTCCATTGTTTCTAGCTTAAAAATATGAAATGTGCTTGAATCTGCACCGTCGCCGCGTGCAACATCTGCAACTAAAAGATAAGTGTTTTCTTGTTTATGCTCTTCCCAAATCCAATAATTTCTGTCCACGCCAGTTCTATATTTAGGATCGTGGATTTTGCTTTTCAAGAATTGTATGTCTTCACCATCAATTACAGTTTCACCAGAGGTGTTGAAGTTACATTGATATTCTTGAGCGATCTGACGTCTGCTCATATTTTTAGTTTCAGTTTCAAACCATTCTGGATCTCTGTCAGGGTGCACATCCCAATTTAATTTTATAGGATAAAACTCATTTTGACCAGCTTCAGCTTTTATATATGTTTCATGAAACCAATCACCAACACCGTTTGGAGTCGAGAGTGATATGCAACGACCACCGGTAGAAATAGTAGGATAAAGGCCGGTCCACAACTCAGATAAATTATCGATGTGTGCTGCCTCATCAATGACCAACAAAGACAAAGCTTCTGATCTACCAGCATCTCCAGAGGTTGAAGAAGCCTTGACTTGAGATCCGTTGCTTAATTCAAATGAATTTTTATTATCAACATCAATGCTAGAAATTCTTAGCCAGTCTGGTAAATGTTTAATGATTCCTTTAACTTTTCTCACAAGATTTGCCGCGGTGTTTAGTTTTGTTGCAACAACAAGGACATTTTTATCGCGGTGAAACAAAAGCATCCAAGCAATATAAGCAGCTACAATTGTAGATATACCTAATTGACGTGCTTTTAATATAACAGTGAATCGATAATCATTGAAATCATCTAAAAGGTCATCTTGATAATCATATGTTTTGAAAGATATTAATCCCTGGCCTGGATGTGGAATTTTAGCATAGTTTCTTATAAAGTATCGCGTGTCTTTGCCGCTGCGCAACACTTCTTTTAACATTTCTTTCTTTGTTAATTTGTACCCCATTACACTTTAACATTGCTAGATTTTTTTGCTCCGGAATATTTTGGTTTCCCTGTTTGTAGCCATTTTTCAACGGCTGTTCTAAGATTTTCTTCTGCTGTACCAGGAGAGTTAACTCCAACAGCCTCAACATCCTTCATCCCGCCGATTGTATAAGTCTTTTTTGCTTGACACCAAGTGCGCACTCGTGACATATTCTGCAAAAGAATATCACAAGGGCCATCAGCAGAAAGCGCTAATGTATCGCCAGTGATTTTCTTATATTCTTTCTTAAGAAACTTTGTAATACCAGAATAAGTTCGTTCAATTTCGTCATCTAGCTTATCGTTATGAAAAGAACTGATGGGCATCTCAGACTGATAAGTGACAATGAGTTTGGGGCCGGAAATACGAACCTTAAAACCATCAATTACTCTAGAGTCGTTAATAGGACAGCCATCTTCGCGAGACAATCCAACCACTTTTTCTTCGCCGTCGACGACAAATCTTTTATCGTGGGATCCATCATATGCGTTTGCTGCAGCTTGATTAATCCCCTTTATTATGTCATATACTGTTGCCATTGTTGTCTCCTATATGTGCCCACCAAAATTGGGCTTAGTATCAAGTACGCCTAGTTCATTTCCAGGCGTTTGTTCTGCTGTCGACAACTTTCCGTATTTACCATCAGCAGTTTTAAACCATAAATCCGTCCCCGCTCTACCGAGAACCAATAAATAATTCGGGTCGGAACTCTCCCCAAAATTCATTAGATCGCTAACAGATGCGTTATCGTGTATTTTGTATTGTCCACCGAGTGCAGCAGCAACCAATTCTCGATCTTCCGCAGATACGTCGGCGCGTCCCGCTATAGAAGTTCTTTGTGCTTCTCTATATTTCTCCCCGCCGCCCGTAGACTTTTCATACCATTCAACATTAGATGAACCTTTTTCTTCGGATCCTGTGATTTCAGCTTCGCCTTCGCCAAATTCAGCTGCCATTACTTCTTTGAT